TTATCCGTGCTGGCAACGCTATCCAATGGGGATACGTCCGCCGCCCGGCTGATTGTCCAGGTGGATTGGGCTGCGGTACGCTCCGGCATGGCTGACCTCATCCTGCGCCTGCGCGGGATGACAGACGCCGGGGTAGCGGACTACCAGGTGGCGGGTGCATATTATTGGTCTGACAAGCACTTGCAGGACATCCTGGACGCAAACCGGGCAAAAGTGCGGCTGGAACCCATGCAAGCCATCCCCAGTTATGGCGTGGGGACGGTGCTTTATACCGAATACCTGACCGGGCTGGCGGATTGGGAGAACAGCCCGACCATCCAGGACAACACTTATGGCACGGTATCCAGCAGCGGGTATTCTTTCGATGCCATCACCGGGGCGGTGACCTTCACGGCAGACCAGGCAGGCAGCGCACGCTACATCACCGGGGCGACCTACGACCTCCCGGCGGCTGCTGCGATGGTATGGCGCAAGAAGGCGGCGCACTACGCCGGAATGTATGACATCTCCACCGACAATCACAGCCTGAAACGCAGCCAGCTGGTACAGCACTGCCTGAACATGGCAGCGCAATACGAAACGCAGGGCGGGGCAGGCGTCATCCAATTGGAGAGGGGGGACAATGTTACCCGATAATGAACTGAATGCCATCCGGGATGAACTGGAACGGCTGACCATGCCCGGAACTGCTTACATCCTATCGGGAACGCTGGCATCAGACGGCATGGGCGGATTTACGACCACCTGGGGTACAGCGTCCACCGTGAAATGCCGGCTGGACAGAACCGGCACCGGGTATGAAAAATCATCCGGCGGTGGGATTGAACCCTGGCAGGGCTGGGTATTATCCCTGCCCCATGACACGAGTGTGACCGTCACCAACCGGGTGAAAGTGGCATCCACCACCTACGCCGTCAAAGCGGTTGACAGCGCGAAGTCGCTAAACTGCGTCCTGCGGGTATACCTGGAGGAAGTCAATGCCTGAAATGGTGATCCGCCTTGACACCAGGAAACTGGATGAGATTGCCGACAAGCTGGGGCAAACCCGCGACCAGGTGCTGAAGAATGTGGCATTTGAAGTGGAATCACAGGCAAAGATAAACGCCCCAGTAGACACCGGCAACCTGCGGGCGTCCATCAACACCGAAAAGATAGAGGACGGCGTGTACCACGTCTCGGACGGCGTGACCTACGGAATTTATCAAGAGTTGGGACCGTCCGGCAGCGGGCGGGTGTGGAAGTACAAGCCCTTCATGCGCCCGGCGGTGGAAGCCGTTGCAAAGAAATTAAAAAGCATGTGGGAGGAGGCTTTAAAATGAGCGTGTATAACGCATTGGGATCAGCGATTTATTCCCGCCTGACGGGGGGAACGGCACTGATCGCAGCCCTGGGCGGTACAGCAATCTACCGCACCGTTGCCCCGGATACTGCCGGCTATCCCCGTGTAGTGTTCTCACACGTCACCGGCGGACCCGACAACATCACCCCCAGCGACAATCGCACCCAAATTGTCCAGATCATGAGCTGGTCTGACAACCAATCCGAAGCGGGCAGCATTGATGCCCTGGTATCCACCCTGCTTCACCGTTATTCCCTATCTGTTACCGGGTACACCGTATGGTGGTGCGCCCGTGAAACCGAGTACAGCCTGGTGGAAATTCCACCCAACGCCGATCCCATCTTTGGGGTGGGGGCTGACTATCGTATCCGTTTAGACCTTACGTAAGGAGAAACAGAAATGGCAGCTTATTCAGGAAGTGCATTATCCCTGTCATGGATTTACAGCGGCGGCACCGTTGCATTGAATGGCGATTATCGCCAGTGCAATTATGAGCCGTCCGTTGCCATGATTAACACCACCGCCGGCAGTGACGCCAACGAGGAATACATCACCGGCGTCAAGGGCGGGCAAGCCTCGTTCAGTGCATTGATGCAGGCGGACGGCACCGCCATGTTCACGGCATTGGCGGAAGGCACCAGCGGCACGCTGAAAATTTACCCAGAAGGCACTGCGGCAGGCAAACCCAGCATCACCATCCCGGCAATCAGCCAGGGCGTACGCTGGAACATTCCCTACAACGACGCGGTGGAAATCAGCGTCACCTGGACGCAAAACGGCGCACGGAGCTAACCCATGCAGACCGTGAAATTGAGTAATGGACGAGAGATCACGGTGGATATCGGGCGCATCAGCGTCAGGGAGTACCGGGCATTATTCAACCCGGAACAAAAGCAGGATGACGAAGATAGCACCCTGGCGAAAGTGGCAGGTCTGGCGGTGGATGAACTGTTAGACCTGTCACAGCCCGACTACCGGCGGATTATCACCGCCATGCTGGCAGACGCCAAGCAGCCGCTGGACGCCGACCCTTCTTAAGCAAGGCGGTGTATTGTGCCATCGCGCATGATGCACCGCCGCCCTGGGATCTGGTCATCTGGACAATCGCAGAGCGATTCGGCTGGACGTTGGAATATATCGAAAGCCTGCCAATGGAACGGATGTATGACTTCTTCAAGATAGAGGACGGCAGGATGAAAGCTAGCAGAACAGCGAGGATGCGACATGGCTGAAAAAGTTGCGAGTTTATACGCTGAAATCTCGGCGGATACCAGCAAACTGCAAAAAGGGCTTGGGACTGCGCAAAGTGAACTAAAAAAGACAAAGGCATCCGCCGACACCCTCAAAGGCGGGATGGACTCTGTTGGAAAGTCAGCCAGCCTGCGCTTCACCGAACTGGCGTCAGCCGTTGGACTGGCAAAGCAAGCCTTCCAGGTTGTATCTGCGGTGGTCAAGGAGACAGTCGGAGAATTTACCACCTACGCCAAAACGGTGGAAGACATGGCACGGGTGACCGGATCGAGCGCGGAAGAAGTATCACGCCTCATCCAGGTGTCTGATGACCTCCAAATTTCAACCGCATCGCTGGAGCAGGCGATGGCGGGAGCCGTGCGCAAGGGCATTGACCCGTCAGTGGACAGCATCGCCAGCCTGTCCGACCAATACCTTGCCCTTGCCCCAGGGCTGAAACGGTCACAGTTCCTGGTGGAAAAGTTTGGCAGGTCCGGGCTGGAGATGGCAAAGCTGATGGAACAGGGCGGCGACAAAATCCGGGAAATGGGCGAGGCGGTGGATGACAGCCTGATCGTCACCGATGAGGCAATAGAAGCCAATCAGCGGTACATGAAGGCAATGGACGATCTGGGTGATGCTGTCCAGGGCGCAAAAATCAAGATGGGCGGATGGCTTGCCGAACTACTGGCGACAAATATTGAAATTGTCACAGGTCAGACCAAGTTATTAAGCTTCTCACAATTGATACAGCGTATCCGATACGGCTACAAAGGAAACACCGAAGCAACCTGGGAGTGGAGTGATGCACTTCACACGATGGTTCCAATTGCCGAAAAAGCCACGCTGGAGGCGCAAGCACTCGCAGACGCCAGTGAAGAATCATCTGTCAGTATGGACAAACTGAAAACTGTCATGGCGGGCGCGGTAGGCAAAGAGTACCGCGATTATTACAACACGATGGCGGACATCACCGAAGAAACAGACGACCTCAAAACGAAAATCGGAGAGTTGGAAGGCAAACGATGGCTGACCTCCGAACAAAAGCAGGAACTTCAAGACTACAAAGACCGCCTATCAGAACTCGGTGGGCGGGCAACAAACGCATCCCTGGAACACCGAAAAGCGATGGCATCCATCGTTTATGACATGCAATACACCAAAGCAATGGCGGATGGCACGATTGACGAAATCGAATACAAGACACTTTCCGATTTTGCCGGGGCGATGGGGCTAATAGATGACGCCACGCTGGACACTTACTATGCCCTTGAAAAGATGAACGAAACCATCGGCGGAAGCACAGAAAAAGCCGAACTACTGGACGAGGCGATGGGAATGCTTACCCTGTCATTAGCAGACGGCAGGCTGGAAGCTGAAGAACTTGAAAGAATCCTCGACTACTTAAACGGCAAGACGTTTGAATCTGACTTCCGCCTCAAAGTTTCAGGCTTTTCGGGTTTGCAGGATGTACTGAAACATGGAAAGAATGTACCCATCCCCCAGGCGGAAGGCGGCGACTGGATCGTGCGCAAGCCCACCCTGTTTTTAGCGGGTGAAGCAGGCGCAGAGCGCGCCACATTTACCCCGCT